AATGGGCAATACTGGCTTAATATACAAAATTTATTAAATGATCAACAAGCGTGGGATTGGCTCTTTGCGCGCGGAATGGTTGAATATGTAGGTGGATTTGATGGAAATAGGAGATTCAAAGGAAATATTCAGTTAGAATTCAAAATTGAGTTTGACTATTTTGACGCAGGCTATACTCATACGAAATATTATTGGAAATGGCAGATTGCAACTAATCGGATTCGTTTAAGGAATGGTTCGGTGGATAATTTTCAAAATCCAAAATATTTATACCATTCTGGGCCTATGCCTAATAAATTATATGCAATTGAAAACGGCACGACCGTGTGGGGTAATATGGTTAAATTTGGTGCAGGCCAGTGGCAGAGAGTACATAATTATCCGGTATCTTGGGAAAAGCCGGCAATGCAGAACCAACAGGGTAATCAAAGTGGAGTTGGTACACCTTAATAATATATGTTAACACAATATACAAATATCGACAACATATTAAATGCAGATGGATCATTATCTGGGTACCGTATACAGAAAAAACATAAAAAATTATTACAATATAACGAAATTCCAGTAAAATTTATACCAAGTATTAGTAATGACTATGGCTGCGAATTTCATGTATATTCTAATGATGAATGGTTAACAGGGAATCATAACCTTCAGTTAGTAGACCCACTTCCTGAATATAAAGATAAGATAACAAATCAACCAATTCAATTTACTAATCAACCATTAGCTATTGATCTATATAATGAATTTTATCAATTAAACTTATTAGCTGGACAATATCGGGTTATTATTAATTTTTTCGATTCATATATAGGAAATTATGATGCTCCTTCATTAAAAATTGATGAAATTTCNCCNNATCGAACAGAGGTACGACTTAAAGTTATCGATAGCGATAATATTATTACAAAACATGAATTCATNCANTGGATTAATAATGTAAATTTAACAGCAATTCCTACAACTAATGAAAGATTTTTATTAAATTTTAGTAGAAATAAAACAGCGGTAATTGTTAATTCAGTAATAAGAGGCCAGTATTTATATGTTAAATTATATGAGCCGCTTGATAAGTTAATCGAAAAAGACTTTACATGTTGGGTAGTAAGAGAACTTAAACCACCATATATTGATTTAGTTTCAATAATACCAAAAAGTGTTGATGAAACAGTTAATGTTTTATCTGGTCCAAATTGGTATGCATATAATTCATATGAAATTTCTTCCGAAACTGGATTAAAAAATTGGAATGATTTATTAGGATCATCTATACGTACTTCTCAGGAAATAGTAGATTCATATTTTTCAGGAAGTCTTTCTGGAATTAAATTAAATATAGATTATACAGATTTTAATAATTTTATATTTTATAGTTCAGCTACCGAACGGCTTGAGAATTTTAGATATAAATTAAATTTACTTGAATTATATGCTCAACAATCTTCGAGTATACTTGAATTATCTGGCAGTGTTGCTACTACTAATGCAATAGATTATGAAAATAACAGAACAAAACTTATTGGTAGTTTTGATGATTTTGAACAACATTTGTTTTATAAATCATCGTCTGCATTATTTTCAAATGAAATTCCGGCAGTAAATCCAAATGTAGGATTTATCACCGGTAGTTATATAACCGATGCTCCTAAATCAAATAGTACATACCCATATACATTATATTCAATATCTAGTAGTCAATTTATTAATTGGTTTGATGGTGTATTAGATTCTGCATCCGTTTATGATAATCGTAATACTAATGCATTATTAAATACAGTACCAACTCATCTTTTACAAGATCGTGAAAATAACGGATTAACTACATTTGTTAATATGTTAGGACAACACTATGATATATTATATACGTATATCAATGCCATGACTAAAATTAATAATCGGGAAGAACATCCTCAACTTGGTATGCCAAATGAGTTATTATATTCTGTAGCAAAACAATTTGGGTGGAATTTAGCTGATGGAAATCAATATCAAGAATTGTGGGAATATGTATTAGGTACAAGTGAGGCTGGAATACCGTTAACAGGATCTAATTCAGTAGGAGNGCCAGCCGTGTCTGGCAAAGATATGACATATCATGTTTGGCGAAGAATAGTTAATAATCTACCTGGGTTATTAAAATCAAAAGGTACAAAAAGAAGTATACAAGCATTATTAGCTTGTTATGGTATTCCGCAATCATTAATTAGTATTAATGAATATGGTGGCCCTAGAATCGACCGGGCGCCAATATATGAAAAACTTAATTTTGATTATGCATTAGATTTGATATCAAATCCTGCAGGAACAGTGACTGTTAATTATGATCAGCCAATTGATAGTATAGAATTAAGATTCCGCACAGATAACATAATAACTAATCCTACTATGCCAAGTACCATGAATTTATATAGTGTTGGCAGTAACGAAGTAACTATTGATTTTTCTAGAGGTAATTTAGGAACAATTAATATTAATGGGACAGCATCTGCAGAAATAGAATGTTTTGATGGAGAATGGGTAAATACTATATTACGTACAGGAAGCTATGTTTCCGGCATAGGTATGGTATATGGTTCTGGAGCATATGGGTCTGGGACTTATGGGTCTGGACCTCCTGGGGGTCTTTTGGAACTTGTTGCAAAAAAATCAAAATGGGGCAAAATTGTAGCTACTGTTTCTGCATCTGCTACTGCGAGTCTCCCAACAACAGGAACAGTTTCTTTGGGCACAGCANNAACCGTGGATCGCCTTTATGGTGAATTACAAGAATTAAGATTATGGACCGGCAGTTTATTAGATCCTGCTTTTATAAATCACACAAAAGCGCCTGCTGCATATGATGGAAATGTAGATGCATATGATGAATTAGCATTTAGATTGCCGTTGACTCAAAAAATTAATCATACACTAACTAGTAGTTTGCCCGGAGTAGAACCAAATCCTACTGGTATATCAGCGTCATTTGCAAGTTGGACTAATAGTACACCATATGATTCTATAGAAGAAACATATTATTATGATGCAATATCATTAGGAATCGGCACGTTCGATGATAATAAAATTCGATTAGAATCAAATGAATTAATTGGAACATTAGATGTAGCTACGAGAGCAGAAAGAAGCCAATATGATAAAGCTCCTTTGGATAGTAAAAAATTAGGAGTATATTATTCTCCAGAAACAATGATTGATGAGGATATCATTGCGCAATTAGGATTTCAGCGGTTAGATGATTATATAGGCGATCCAGGGGATGTAAATAGTAGATCATATCCAGACTTAATACAAGAAGCTGAAAATTATTGGAAAAAATATAAATATAATACAAAAAATGATATTAATGCATATTTAAAAATATTTTCGTTATATGATTTATCTTTTTTTAGTCAATTAGAACAATTATTGCCTGCTCGTGCAGATAAAATTACAGGGGTATTAATACAACCAAATATATTAGAACGAAGTAAAGATACAGTGATGCCATCTGTTGGGAGAGAGTTAATAACGTATAATACGAATCCTATACAGACAATTAATAATGTAATAAGCGGTTCTTACCTTTATTATCCAGGAGAACTTTCTACTAAAATTTTTAAAATAACAGCAATCGATGATGATCAATTAAATGGATATTTAACTAGTAGTGAAGGTAATGCTTATAATAGTATGTCTTATAGTCAAACAAATGTAATTAGATCTGGGAGTGTGTGGATCGATAGTACCGTAACATTCGCTGGTACATTGCCGACAATAACCGGAAGTCGTGTGTCTGAATTTAGACAAATAGAGTACAAAGTTCCACGATCTCCATCTTTATATCATTCATTTGGAGGAGATGGTTCACAAATATTAGATCCAAATATATTTACAGTAGAGTCTGCTTCTATTTATACAGCTGATGCTGAAGGAATCCGTTTAGAAGCTCCTGCGTTAACTAATGGTATTTATCATAGTGGTTGGAGAACGAAAAAGGACTTTTTCAGATCAGATCAAGCCGTTGCAGAACATGAGTTTAAAGTAGAGGGGATCATATATGGCTCTAGGACATATGGAGCAGGGTTTTGGCAAGGAGATAATCAAGGTTTTGGTGGAGGAAGAATGATATATGGATTTATAAAGTGGACTGATACCATTCGAATAATGCCATATTCGCCTAGCAGTNATNCANCTNNTCCTGCCGGATACGTTGATTTGGTCACTGGACTTGNANNNNATGATGTAATAAAAGTTAGATTGCAATTAAAAGCTGGTGGTGGTGCAATGATAGAGGTATTTAAAAACGGAACTTTAGCTGGAACACATGATTGGGGAGCAGAAGGAAATGAAGTAGAATTAGGCTTTGGAGTTACTTTACAAGGCGCTACAACTCTTTCTGTAACTGCTGGAGGTAAAATGATGTCTTTAAATATTCAAGGAACTAATTCAAAAGGATATTTATTAAGGCCAGCCGAATTTCAAGATTATTTACCAATTGGATTAAATAATCAGCGATATTTTGGATCAAAAATTTCTTCGGCTGCGTTTAATGTTAATTCGACTCAAACAGTTGATGGAGGCCCCGTAGTAGAATGGAGTGTCGCAAATCCAAATCAATTAATATATCAACCACTAGGACAACAAGGAAATTTTAGTTTGCAAGGACAAGTAAATAAAACATTGCCTTTACAGACAACAACACCAGCACCAAATGCTAGTACAACAAATCAGGCAACACAAACGAGATAAAATCTACATACGTAATATTTATTTTAAAGTAAGGATAGTAATATGGGATATTTAAATAATAGTAGTATAACCGTCGATGCAATATTGACACTTAAAGGCAGAGAACTTCTTGCTAAAGGAGGAAACGCCTTTAATATAGCTCAATTTGCAGTTGGGGATGATGAAATTGATTATAATTTATGGAATCCTAATCATCCGCTGGGAACAAATTATTATGGAATACTTATAGAAAATATGCCAATAACCGAAGCAGTTCCTGATGAAACTCAAGCATTAAGATATAAATTAATTACATTACCAAAAGATGTTCAACAGATTCCTNTTTTAGGAGGAGTACCTGGTAATATAACATTATCTGGACCGCAAGATTTTAGAGTTTTTGCTCCAGCTACTACGAACTTAANTGGGGGGAATGGAAATCTTGGATATACATGTATATTATCTGATACAAATGTTGCAACGTTACTAGTAACAAAAGGAGTACAGTCATCTGGTATGCCTACTGTTACTTCGACTATAAATGTTAATTCAGATCCAACTAGTATAGCATTAAAAGGATTTGAATTTAAAATTCTGGCCAAAACTCAATTAATAGAAGATAAACAAGCAACTCTTACTATAATAGGAAATGAAACAGGTGGCAGTGTTACTATTCCATTAACTGTCTTAAAGGCACAATTAGGAAATATTTAATATGATAACAAATAAATTTATTAAAAATCTAAAACAATATCCACGACATGGTGCTGCCCGTGGACCAGCTGGTTACGGAGAAGCCAATCNTGGTGGTGGTGGTTTCGAATCTGATATGGCNCCGGCGCCANCTTTTCCGGGACTTGCTCCGTCAGGAGTTGCAGNTGGCGCAGCGGTTAATGCACCAGGCCTGNTACAGGAATTGGCACAAGGCATGGCACAACAAATTATTGCCGAGCAACAAGCTACACAGACTATAACATTGCAGGGGAAAACATTTACTATATTTAACGCAGTAAATGATATAGTAGATAACCAAACCGAANTTGTNACGGCCGGATTATGGAGTGATAATACTGCCGAGCTTACAGCGTATTATACTAGTAGTACCCAATCTACGTCACAACGTAGATATTATGTTAATGTATATCAAAAAAGTACATCATTAACTGGATCTGCAGTACAATTTGCGTTGGCATATGGTAATGCATTAGGATATGGATCTTCAAACTTAGGTAGTGAGGAAAATCCAGCGTCAAAAGCAGTATATGGACAATATAAACAATTATTATTAAATCCATCTGAGACTAGATTTTCTATAATCACGTCTGGAAGCACTGATTCTATATATGTAGTTAATTTCGAAAGAAATAGAATGAAAGAAAAAATAGATGTGGGAAATTGGGAATTGCCACTGACAACTATAGCTTCTAGGGATAGTAATGCTACTGGAAGTGTAACACTTACGACAGGAACTTATACTTTAATTGACGATTCTACTATTTCGTCTGGGTCTGTAGGAGATTCCGGATTTGTATACAATATTGTATCTGGATCAATTGATAGTGGTGTATATAATCCTACTGCACCTCATTATTACGGATTAACATATCCAGACCATGGTGTATTAATANTAGATGGTGATATATTAGATGCAAAATTAGCATTTGATACTAATATAAGTTCTNATTCAGAAGGAGATAATCATTTTGCTATGTATCATTCCATCTCAGGATCATATGCTAATGCAACAAAAGGATTTGCAGCAAGAAACCAAGAAAAAGTAACAAGTACTCATTATTTCTGCAGAATTAAAAATGCTGAATATAATTTCTCTAATAATCCATCATATGTGACTGGGAGTGTTGGTTTGTTAGCACAAAGTACTTTTATAAATAATCCTAGAACATATATTACCACAATTGGATTATATAATAGTAATAATGAATTATTAGCAGTAGCAAAATTAAGTCAACCATTATTAAAATCTTTTCAGCGTGAAGCATTAGTTCGTGTAAAATTAGATTATTAAGTTATAAATAACAATTGAATTATTCCCTGGTATATTTATAATAAAGATATACCAGGGAACATACTAATTATGGAAAACGAAATTGATGTTGTAGATGAGTATAAAGGAATTTATCCAGCGGTTTTTAAAAAAATACAACCCGGTGATACTAAAGTTAATCCTTTTAAAGCACACAAAACATTTACATTTACTTCAGGTAGCGCTAGTTCTAGTAATTTTATGCCATTGCAAGGAATATATGTTTCTTCTTTGCCTAAATTAGAAACAAATTTTGCATTTAATGGTGCAAAAAATGTTGATAATTCTTATAAATTCATGATATATTATTCAATATATCATTTACATTATAAGTTTAAAAATCAACCATATAATATATTTGGAATTTCAAATACTACCGCAAATACCAATTTTTCTTTATATAAATCAGCATCTATGTTTAATATCCCCCAACAAAAAATGGGTGAAGGAATTAAACTTGATTCTTTTCAATATAANGGATCGGTTAACTTAAAATCTGACAAATATGGGAATATATATGATGTTGCAATTGCAACTGGGTCATTCCCTGGAAACGAAAAATTTTATGAAGGATTCAATGAATATTTTGATACTAATAGAATTACCGCATATACAGTAAATTCCGGCGTTACTTATATAGATGGAGTAAGTACTAGTAATGGTAGTCAATTACCAATTGGACTTGCTGCACAATTTTCTGGTTCTGGCCAGTTACAAACTGATTTACGAGGTAATTATGATCGAAATCATGATTATGCAATTTCGTTTTTTATTCAATCAGGGTCTAATTCTGATACAACTAATGAATTAATATTAGGAAAAGTAAAAACAGCTGTTTCTCCACAATATCCGTTTAAAATAGAATTAAGTGGAAGTAATCAATTATTATTTTCAGCTGCTGGAAGTACTTTATATATTGCATCTATTACATCATCTGCATATGTTTCGTCTAGTTGGAATCATGTTGTATGTCAAAAGACTGGAAGTGAGATGCAATTATACTTAAATGCAACTTTACATTCATCTGGTAGTTCGGATTTATTAATAGCAGAACCAAATACTCCATTTACTGCATCGGCTACTATTAATAATGATAGTCCCCTCAATATCGGTGGATTTGGAAGTAGTACTAATAATTTACATGGAGATCTTGATGAAATAAGAATTTTTAATAAAGCATTAACACAAGCCCAAATAACGTCATTGGCAGATCGCACCGAAGCAGGTGGGATGTTGCAAACTGCTAATATTGGTAATGTTTTTAATTTACAAGGCAATATTATAATGTCCAGTCCGGATTATCGATATAATAATATATTAACAACAAATTATACTGCTAGTTATAAATCAACGGTTGCTTTGTATGAATATAATACCATAGTCCGATTAAATGCTGGCGATATGAATATGTCATTAAATCCTACATTATTAAAAGATAATAATATTAATTATAAAACATATGTATCTGGTAGTGATTTTAATCCGTATATTACTACAATTGGATTATATAATGATTCTGGTCAATTATTAGCAATAGGAAAATTAGCTAATCCAATTCGTAAAAGAATGGATATGGATACAAATTTTATGGTTAGATTGGATTTAGATAAACCGGTTGGCATACCTTTTAAAGGCTGGCAAGCTACTAATACTGTCAATGCGCCGGAGACGCAAAAGCAGCTGAATACTAGATAGGGGGTGGCACCGTGATAACGTTAAAACAAATATTATTTGAAATATCAGAAGACGAATCTAAACGATTATTAGATAAAATTAAAAATAAAGACTATACATTTTTTGCGCGTGGAGATAACGGAAAAGTGTATTCTTTAAATAATGAAGATCTTCTTTTCAAAATAACAAATGAACCTGATGAAGTAGATGTAGCAAATGTAATTGTTGGCCGGGCTGGGGAATTTTCATCATTTATTCCGATACATTATACAAATCAAAAAAATATGTATATAATGAGCAAAGCGTCGTCATTAAATAATGTATATAAACAACAATTTAATGATTTTATTAATCGATTTAAACAATATCAGCGAGAAACAGGTGGTGAAGTTAATATATTTGATTTTTTAGATAATGATGGAGGAAGAGAAACGGATTATAAAGTAGTTAATTTTTTAAGATCATTACAACAAGATATTAGAAAAATCCAAATAGAAGGCCTTGCAGAAGATTTAGATTTTAAATTAGATAATATAATGATGTATAATGGAAATTTAGTTATGATTGATTGGTAAGTAATATTTATATTTAATAGAAGAAAAATATGAAAATAGAAACTTTAATACTCGAAGAAATAATAAAATCAACATTGGTTGAAAAAGAACTCAAATTTAAATCAGTAATTAAAGATGTGCCAGGCCGGGTACTTCGAAAAATGAGGGATCTGCCTGGAGTTAACTGGGGGTTCCGTGTTGTTGCTAAGATAAAAGGTACGGAAGTAACATTCGAAGATGTTGTGAAAGTAATACAAGAATCTAATTATCTAGGCAGAGGGTCAGAATGGGATAAATGGAAATATGCATATATTGTATCTCGTGATGTAAAAAGTAAAGATGGCAAAGCTATACATAATGTATATATTATAGATAATACTGAAGTTATTTGGAAAACAGAAGCTACAACGGCTGTTGATAAGTCAGGACCTACCCCATATCAAGCTACAACAACATATAAAA